TGGTACTGTTGCCAGGACATTAGGTACTGTTGCCAGGACATTAATTAGATATGAGTTATTTTATTTAATTTCGTACCACACTATTTTATAGTATAATCCGAAAATGAAAAAAATAAAGATCGATGTTAAAGTTTCACCTTGTGTAAAAAAAGAATTGAAGAATATTGCGGATGGTCATGGCATTACTTTAAGTAAGCTACTCCAAAATATGTTTGATCACTTTATTAAACACAAAGATAAAAAAATGGATATGTTTGACTAAGAAATTGGTTGGTAGCCTTATCGTAGCTATGCAACTATTTACAAATGGTGGGACATATCAACTATTTACAAATGGTGGGACATATCAACTATTTACAAATGGTGGGACATATTATATCGTTTGTTTATGAAATATCGACAACCGCATTATGGAAGAGAACTTAAGTATGATGATGTTGTAAGGGCAAAATGTATTCGTGAGACAAAATATGTTGCTATGGATAATCTAAGGAGCAGAGGGATTACAATGTCTGTTGCTCTTAGACTAACTGTAGACGCTATTGCTGATAATCCAAGGGGATTTATAAAGTTATTACAGCCTCATCTAGATAAAGAAAACAATCCTTTTCACACTACAAAGAATGTAAATGTTCAATTAGGATTTATTTAGTCTTTTTTAGGGGTAGATTCATACTTTGTTTTAAGTTCTATGAATTTGATTTCTAATTCTTTGGATTTTTCAGTAAGTTTTACTATATCTTTAGACAGGTAAGATATATTATCTAACTTTTCATTAAACAATTTAAAGTTTAATAACATCTTCTCTTCAAATGAATGTATTAGAGTATCGATTAACTGTCGCATCTCTTCTTTTTTCATATATGGTATTAATGATACCTTTAACTTATCAAATGTGACAAATCCTTCCTTTTTTAATTTATCTTTAAAAAATAAAAATAAAATACCTGAAATAAGAATTATTTCAGGTAGATGCATTCCTATAAATGTAACACCAGATTCCATATTATTTATCCATCCATACTTTACTTATTTCTCTTATTATCTGATCATCCGTCTTCGTTTTTGTCTTTTTTGCAATATCTTTTAATGATATAAGAATCAATTTTCTTGCTACTTTTAGAGTTAACATTTTAGGCCCAATAATTTTAAATAGTAGCTTTAATGTCATTTTTAGTAATGTTTTAGATTTCATAGTTTACTCCTTTATTCTACTTGTAGTATAAATCCATCGTTATATTCTTTTTTTAAATATGTCATAGCATTTGCTGATTGCATAATCGTTTGATTATCTTTGATTCTAAGCAACTGTAAACCAACTAATATACACCCTTTTGTATCTTTTACTTTATTTCCTATCTCTACATTAATTAATGTTCTTCCGGGAACATCCTTAACCCTATACGCAGCATCACCATGAGGGGTGCATTCATAAACCATCCCACGAGGGATACAACTCACATTCTTTTTATTTCCTAAATTAGGTCTCTCTAGTGTTAGACATACAGGTAGACCTGTAATTCCATCCACTAAAGCACCTATAGTACATTCTAAGCCTCTAGAAATAGTTTTCAATATTAATCTTTTTTTCACTATGCATATTCCTTAGACATCTCTAGTAACTTTGTTTCATCATATCCAAGATCTCTACCTAATCCTTTGATAACATTAAACAATTGTCCCACCACTCCCAAATGCAATGAATGCATCTTTTTAGTACTCATAAAGCCATTTGTCATAATTCCCAACTCTTCCAATCTCTTAGTATATTTATTTAATGTAAAATCCCCTTTCCAGGTGTTTCTAATAGTTTCTACTAACTTAATATCATCTTCAGAATCAAATGCGATTACAACGCCATCAATGTATAGATCACCATCACCTTTAAAGATATGAGTCGCGTTTGGTGATGAACCACTTCCATTATTAATCAATACCATCATATTATCGTCTGCTGCCAAGTCCTGAGCTGTTGTTCCTGATTTTTTACCGACTTTAAACTGTATGCAGCCTGTCGCTGATGTTGTTATTGAGGTGCTTGAACCAGTAGAGACCGATGTTAGCGTATAAGCGTCGACATCTGTAGAATACGTCCAAACCTCTAGTCCGTTTTGCCTTCCCTGTCGCATATATGTGTCGTCATCTGTAACAAGTGTTGTCATACCATGTGAAGACCCTAACTCCGTCATCACAAACCCTTTATTAGCGCTTGATGTTTGCACTGCTATTCCATATGTATCTAAATCAATATCAGCCGTTGCAGTCGTTCCCGTAACCAATTGACCTCTAAGTCTAACAAAGCCAGTTGAAGCAGCAGGATTTATAGTCCATTCGACTTCATCTGGGTCCCAATCTGTCACGAGATCCTTTCCTGTTCCAGAAAGATTTTCTGCATGTAATTCAAATCCTATATTTCCACCATGTGAATTGTTCTTAAATTGAACATTCCCCGATGTATCAAGGTTAAATCGCTCTGTAGTTCCAAGAGTCGCGCTATTTGATATTGAAAAGTCATTACCTGTTGTAGAGTCCATACCAAACGACCATACATCTGTACCGTTATCTTGTAATTTAACAACGGCATCAGAAGTCGCCCCTGCATTTATTATCATTGTAGAATTTGTATCTGTACTTGCTTCAATTTGTAAAACAGGCGTAGCCGATGAAATATGTAGAATACTAGTTGCTGATTCTATCCCAATACCGATAGACCCATCAGACTGCCATGTTATTGCGGGTATTAATGATGCAAATGTATATGTCGTGTCTGCAGACGCGTTTCCATCTGCTACAAATATACCCCCTGTAGTTGTGGATGTTGCTGTTCTCATAGGGCTTACAATACCAAGTCCAACAGACGCATTAGGTTCAATGTTTTTAAAATCAGAAGCATTTCCAAAAGTATATGCATTTGAAGAATTATAAGGATACCCGCCCCCAAAAACACCTTCACTTCCTAGATTTCCAATTCTCATTATTTCAGAGTTTGAAGCTCCGGTAACCTGAAAACTTGTAACAGGTGTTGCCGTTCCAATCCCAACTTTATTGTTAACTGAATCTACAAATAAAGTGTTCGTATCAATTGTAACATCCCCTGAAACTGTTAAAGATGACAGTGTTCCGACACTTGTTAAAGATGATGATACAACTGAAGAACCTAAAGTTGTGGAATTAAGAACAGAAGTATCATTAATATAGTAAGCTAACCCTGAAACAACATTTATACCAGAATCATTAATATGTGATATAACAGTACCATCTACATTAAATCTATATTCTCCTTTATCAGCTGTAGCGCTTGCTGCATCTGTTTGAAATAAAACATAATCTAATGTTTGAGTGCCAGAATCATAAACTGTTTGTATATGAAATTCTTCAGAATCAGTAGCTCCAATTCTAAATTGTGGATTCCCATCATTTACAGCAACATAATCAATTATATCGCCTCCATCAATAGTCACATTCCCGTCCAACGTTATATTTGAACCTGATACAGGTGTTAATGTTAAATTCCCTGAGGAAGAACTAATATCATTTCCATTAATAACTACATTATCAACAGTTAATGATGTAAGAGTGCCAACGCTTGTTAAGCTAGATGACGTTACCCCAGATCCTAAAGTAGTCGCATTTAAAACAGATGTTGAATTTATAGAATAATCATCACCAGACACTAAATTAAGACCTGAAGTACTAAATGTAGCTTGGCTAACCCCTGAACCTAAGATCTCGACAGTATCATCTTCTGAATCAAGTTTAATTCCTGATGCTCCGGCTCCATTCGTAATGATAACTAAATCTGTTCCATCAAAGAAGATTCCTGCATCATTCCCTGCTCCTAAAGTTAAACTTCCGGCTGCATTTTCTGCTGTTCCATCTACATCTATTTTAATAATTCCTCCACTGGTAATATTTCCTGTTCCAAAATCCCAATTTCCGGTTAATACCCCGTCAGCTATAATGTTAGTTCCCAAATCTAACCATCTATTTGTACCACCGAGAGTTATATTAGTTACTCCTGACAACGCTCCGGTCATAGCTAATGTTGTTATTCCTGACCATGCTCCGGATGTTAATGTTGCTGTGCCGTCTGTTAATGTACCACTGAGAGTTATATTAGTTACTCCTGACAACGCCCCAGTCATAGCTAATGTTGTTATTCCTGACCATGCTCCGGATGTTAAAGAAGCTGTTCCATCTGTTAATGTACCACTGAGAGTTATATTAGTTACTCCTGACAACGCTCCAGTCATAGCTAATGTTGTTATTCCTGACCATGCTCCGGATGTTAATGTTGCTGTGCCGTCTGTTAATGTGCTACTTAATGTAACAGCACCAGTTAATGTAGTCGTTCCGGCTATGGTTACATTACTGCTCTCTAGGGTTAATGTCTCAGTACTAGTCCCTGCTGTCATTGTGAAAAATGAAAGTTTACCGTCTTCTGTTGTATCTGTTACATCTGATGACTCAGCAAGTATTTTGGCGTAAAGCGTTTTATTTGCACCGTCGTCGTCACCATAAAAAGTAATAAGTCCCACATCGTCATTATCACCTGGACTTACGGAAAGCTTATAGAACTGAAGTTCGGAGCTATTCGCATCCGAATTTGTGTTTTTTAATGTCCATAATGGTTTACTTGCTGTTGCTGATGTTCCTGTAATATCCCCCGAATTAGTAATATTTTCTGAACCATCAATAATGTCTACACCAGCAATTTGAAGTTTTGCAACATTAATATCTTTTGTCCCACCATTTAAACCGGAAATAATATCACTGATATTAGAGTTTAAACGTACTGCCGTTATAGTATCCCCTGTTGACCATGTGTAATTCTGTACTATGTATGCCATTTTATTGATCTCCTTCGTTTAAAACATCTGATAATTCTAATCCTGCTCTTGTTCCTATTAGTAATGGAAGTTCCTTTGTTCTTTTAAACAATTTAGAAGATCTAGGAACTCCTAAATTTACTTTCCCTTTTATTACTCGTTTTTTTATTGCAGGAATAACTTTCCCTGATATTCCGGGTATATTACCTATTATAAAATCAGGATTTTGTTTGAAATATCTATTCCATGCATGCCATGCTTTTAATGTTTTTAAGTCTGCGTTTATAGATCCTGCTAATTTGTCAGGCGTTTTATCCATTAGTTTTATAAACTCATCTAATTCTTCTTTTGTTTGAAATAAATTTTTACCAAGCTTTTCACCTGCACCAACTTTTTCTAATCGTCTTAACTGTGGTTCAAATAGATCTAACTTTTCAGAAACAAGCCTAGCCGCACTATCATATTCACCTGATAAATCTCTCAGTTTATTTCGATATACTCTCCTAATCTCAATTAAACCCTCATCTGCTGTTTTAGGATTTTTCCAGTTTATTTTGTCATCTATACTATCCATTCTTAGTTTAAGTTCTCCCGCAGTCATAGAATCTAAGTCACTTATTTTTTTAACTTCTTTTGTCAATTGAGCTTTACTTAAACCTGGCTCAATATTTTCAACATCTAGTACATTCCCATTTTTTAGAAATCCTTTAGTTTGTAATCTATCTGCTATATCATCAGCGATTTCCGATTTATCTATTACATTATCTTTTATTTTTTTTATTGCAGACTTTAATCTATTTTGATCACGTTTTTTAAGTCTATTAATATTATTTGCAGCATTCTTCCCCACTTCCTGAGCATAATTAGGATTGTCTAGTTGATTTGAAATACTTAGTTTTTTAATAATAGAAGATTCGTCATACAAATCATCTAAAACAGTAGTCACTTCAGTATTTGATACATTTTTTAGCAATTGTTTTGTTTCGATGTCACCTTTACTTATGATTTCCTGGGCAATTTTTTTATTTTTAGGCTTTGCTGCTTTTAATGTAGATTTAAATATTGATTTTGTAGTTCCTTTTAAAACACTTGCTAATCCAGTAGCATCTAAAACTGATTGAATTGGTGCATTCTGCCATTTCTCAGTAGCAAATCTTAAATTAGGAGCCTTATCTTCGGATGTTAAATCTGATCCAAATGTAGAAGCCGTATCAATTACTGCCAGCTTAACCAATCCTGGAATACTCATTAATCCTTTTCTACTCTTTTCATATAAAGCTATTTTTTCTTCAGGAGTCCCACTTTTCATTGTGTTAAACATATCTATTAGGCCAGGTATCGCAACATCTTTTGCAAATGGCACAATTTCTTTTAGACTTTTTACTTCTCGTATAGCGGATTTAAACGTTCTACTTAAATCAATGTCCTTTAAGGTATCTATAATTGATTCATCTTTAATAGGAGTCTCCACTCTTGTATCTATAATTGATTCATCTTTAATAGGAGTCTCCACTCTTGTATCTATAATTGATTCATCTTTAATAGGAGTCTCCACTCTTAATTGTTCTAAAATAGACTTAGGATCAAACTTATCATCGGATTCAATTTGTTTTTGCTGTATAGTTTGAATATTTAATTTACTTAATATTGATTTAGGATCAAATTTTCCAGACATTAGAATTGTACCCCACTTTCTTGAAATTTATTTTTAAGAAGAATTGCATCTTTATTATTTGGATTATTTAAAATAAATTCTATTGAATTATTAAAATCTTTTTCTGATATATTTAAGCCAGATGGTTTGACAGGAAATTCCTCTTCATTATTATTGGAAGATAAATTAAATCTAAATGGATCAATTAAATCATTTAAACTTTCAAGACTAACTCCTAGTGTAGATTCACTTTTAATAAATGAATCTATTCTTTTATTCCCTCTTTTAGCAGCACTATTAGATAATGTGTCAACAATTTCTAATAAAAATGTCTTGTTAGTATCTGTTAATTTACCTGTCTCCCATTTTTCAAATAATTGTTTAGCACTATCTAATAATGATTTAGACCCACCAAATGCCTGTTGTTCAGCTCTATTTAAATTTCCAACTTCTCCAAGTAATCTTGGTATTTGAAGTTTTACCGCTTCTGCTGTTATTGGGTTACCTGTTTCTAATAAATCTCGTACTGATCCCGCAGCAGATGTAACAGATCTTGAATTTTCCACTCCTTTATCTTTTAATAGATTATCTCTAAATTTAACAAGTGCACCAATATCTGTACCGGTAGACTTTGAAATTTCATTAATAATCTTTTTTGTTTGGGCCTTCTTAAAATCTATATTTGATTCTGTTTCACGTGTAGACAAATCTAATGCAGCTTTAGCACTTTGAAATTGTGACCCAATATCAAGAATACTTTGAAGTCCTCTAGAAGTTGTAGAAGCTCTATCGCTTGGGGTTTCTCCTGACAATGCACCACCAAGTGTTTGCCCTGCTTTTGCACCTAATCTAGCAGCACTAAGACCGCCCGATATTTTAGCTCCCAACCCTGCTCCTGCCGGACCTCCAATAGCAAATCCTGCACCTGCACCTGCACCTGCACCTAATAGCGTGCCTGCTGTTTCAAACAAACCTCTTCTACGCCTACTTCTACCCCGTATTTTGGAAGCTTCTAGTTGACCTTCCAGTGCTGAAACTTGACCAAGTTGCTGTGCTTCTCGTTCTTTTTGAGAAAGAATATCGTTTAATCCTAAAGTTTGAGTAACACTCTGCGATAATAAATCCTGTAATCTAGCCATTTGCCACTCCTTTTTTAACTGTGATATTCCCGATAATCCTACATATAGGAACTCCAAATGATTCCAATAAATAACCAACTAAATTAGGTTCATTGCAAACACCCATCTTAAATGCCATATGATGCGCCCATGAAGATATTAAAGGTTGTAAAAATATTGTCAAAGTTCGTGATTTTTTCATTAATTTAGCCAATGGTATACCCCATAAATGATAACCACGAATAACTGATGGTAATATTTGTTTTGCATATAAAGAATCGGCTTTATAAATATCAGTTGGCAATAATCCCTGATTGTGTAATTCAGTACACAACACACTTACTCCCGTATCAGATTCTTCTTCTGCTATTTCAACCTGTGCGTCCGCTTGCATTTGAGCAAGTTGTAATTGGAAATCTCTTAACGATCCAGGAGATGTGATGTAATCCTGGGGATTTTCTAATACATCTCGTAATTGCCCCTGACCTATAACTTGCCTCATTTCTAAATATTCATCTACTGATAATCCGGATGCAGTAGCTACTCTTTGCATGTCTTGCTCGTCCTGAGTAGTAAACGTCACTCCTTCACCAAATGTTTCCTCAAACAAATTATCTATTTCATCACCTGACAAATTTCCTGATAAAGCTAATTGTAGTGCATTTTCATTAATTTGATCTTGACGATCCAATGCTCTCTGATCAGTTTCAAACTCAAATCCTGCTTCTTGGAATGCTGTTTGAAACTCTCTTTGCTTTTCTGCCTCATCTGAATTAAATGTTCTATTAAATAAAGATTCTTCTCTAGCAAAATCATTGGCAATCTCCTGAGTTGTTAGACCGAAATTACGCTGTCTTTCTGCTTCATCTAAGCTAAATGTACGTCCAAGCGCATTTTCTTCTCTAGCAAAATCATTGGCAATCTCCTGAGTTGTTAGACCGAAATTACGCTGTCTTTCTGCTTCATCTGAGCTAAATGTACGTCCAAGCGCATTTTCTTCTCTAGCAAAATCATTGGCAATCTCCTGAGCTGTTAGACCGAAATTACGCTGTCTTTCTGCTTCATCTGAGCTAAATGTACGTCCAAGCGCATTTTCTTCTGATTGAAATTGTTGTGCCAATTGAGTTTGAGTTGCAGAAAAATCTCTACCGGCTACTGCTTCAGAAGAAACAAAATCTCTTGCTCTATCTGCCTCATCTGATGTGAATTCCCTTCCAAGTTCTGCTTGTGATGCTTGAAATTGTTGTATAACTTGTTGTTGTTCCGATGTAAATTCCCTGCCTAACTGAGCTTGTTCACCCACAAATTCTCTTCCTGCTCGAGCTTGCTCACCTGTAAACCCTCTTTCTAATTGCGCCTGTTCCCCCGCAAAACTTCTTCCAAGTTGTGATTGTTCCCTTTCAAATTCTCTTCCTGCTTGAGCCTGTCTTTCTGCTGATTCTCTTCCTAACTGAGCTTGTTCACCCGCAAACTGTCTCCCTAATCTCGATTCCTCTCCTGTAAATTCTCTTCCTAGTTGAGCTTCACCTTTTTGGAACTTAAATCCTGCTTTTTGTAAGTCTCTTTGTAATATTCTATTTTTAGCTGCTTCTGATGCTGAAAAAGCTTGATCTAATGCACTTTTACCTAATTGAGAACCTAAACTAGATGCTATTTGACCTTCAACTCTTTGTTGTTCTTTAAACACATCTCTTAAACCTTCTCCACCAACCCCGCCAAAAGATATTCCTTTTTGGGCTAACGATTCAGTAGTTCCTTTCAATCTCTCTTGAAACTCAGATCTTAAAGGGCTAACAGATGATTCAAAAGCTTGACTTGCTATTTGTTGTTGAGATGTTGGCAAAGTTGGTGCTTTAACCTTTTTAAACTCTTCATTAACTTCACTTATTCCACTTGCCATATTTGTCTCCTATTTATTCTTTATTGGTCTGTAGTAGACGATTAATTTATCAATACGTGTAAATTGATTTGCACTAAGATTGCTCATATCAGCTCTGAACATATGACCTTTTAGACTTGTTCTAAATTTACCTGATCCTACTGTTAAATCACCTAAGACAGCGGTTCCAACAACAGCGATTCCAACAACAGCTTTTGAATTATCATTTGATCTAAATAAATACGTTGTTCCTTGTCCAACACTTGGTACGAGATCTCCAAACTTGTAAGCATCAACTTTAACTGTTAAATCCCAATCCTCTGTGTCTCCAACAAAATAGATTTGCTTCATTTTCTTATATAAGCTTTCTCCTCCAATTGGATACCAACCTAAAATAGCTCTGCTTTTGATAGCTCCTGAATTATCGTTATGTATGGTGTTATTTAAAGTCTCATGAACCTCACCAACAGTTGCAGTTCCTTTAGCACCATAAAGTTTCACATCTCCTGAACCTACCTGACGTGAAAAAAAATCGTAATCAAATCCGACAAACTCACCCCAATACGGCTGTAATGTCTGTATTTCTTCAAATTGAATAAATTTATTTGTATCTGCAAAATAAGTGACATCATTAAAAGAACCGCTATTATTTGTTGTTTGAAAACTAATAATATAAAGATCATCGTGAACAATTGCCTGTGCATTTCCTTTAGCTGAATCATCTAATAATTCTTCTAAATCATTTTCTATAGGTATTGAAATAACAGGTGTTCCAGAACCTCCTAACGTATATTCACCGCTTGAGAACGATATATTAGGAGATAGAACTCTTATAAAATTATCTGAAGATAAAAAATAAATTCCATTTTTAGTTCGTCTAACAGTATCTGTACTTTTGGTTCCTGTTGCTGCATCCGCTCTTAATATTGACCAATTAATTTTAGGTACTGGGTCTCCGGCATTAGGCAATACGTACCACCCAAATTCTTTAGCTATAAATAATGCATCCCCCCAAACCTCAATAGCTGTAATCTTTCCATCTAGTCCTGGCGCTATGTCAATTGTATTAGCTGTTGTATTCCATGTATCAAATTCAAGTATTTCAGTAAAATATAATGTACTTTCATCAACTGCGAACAATCTATTTTTATGTTTAACTAAGTCCAAACATGTTGTTGGACTACTAGAAACAGATGATCCAGTAGGTGTTGTTCCTGAAATCTTTATTACAGAATCATTTTCATTTACTCCGTAAAGTGCTGTTGCAGATCCTTTTCCTGCTTGCGCCCATCTTGTTTTTTTACCAGTAGTTAGAGTCAGAGACAGGGCATTCCATCCAGAACTATAATAATAGGCGTCTGTCCCTTGGTTAGTGATAAGAAATTCTGTACCATTCTCATTTATATAATTTGCCAGTGAAAAAACGGCCCCTGCGGAAGGAGGATCAGAAAGCTTTGCACCTCCGCCTCTTTCTCTTAGTCCACCACTAGCCATATATAAATAGTTTTGGTTTAAAGATAATTGGCCAGGAATAAGTGACAACTCATCACGAGTTGTATTTAAACCTCTAAACTTATCTATAGATATGCTAGCAAAACTACTCATTAAGAACTCCCGAAAAATATATCTGTGTTAGTAGTAGGTTTCCCAACTGTTCCGACAAAGGTATAAGGATCTAATTGAACTGCACTTGAATCATTCGTATCTAAATCAATTCTTAAATCATTCCTTTCTAATCGTGCAAGTTCTCTATATTTCTGCATATTCTCCGAATCATCATCTTTTTGGTAATATAAAACACTCGCTTCATAAGCAATTAATAAATCATAATCTATAGGTAATTCAGTTGTATCAGAATCCTCTGATAGGGTTGTAGGAAATGAAAGACCAAATATTTTAATAGCTTGCACTTCAGTTCTGCTAAAATATTTATTAAATATTAAAGACGTACCACGAACATCATAATAATTAGGGTTTCCTGTATTTGTTGTTTTAAAGAAACTTGTAGGTGTTTCTCTTTCAATCATTTTTTTCATATCTAATTGAAGCAACTCAAAAATGGTTCCTGAATTATATTTATAGTAAACAGTGTCAGGATAAAAAATTCCTGTTGGCATTGATACCGTATTTGTATTAATTGTAATATCCGCTGTTTGCACAGTTGCTGATAATAACTCTCTTGGTTTATCCTTTCTTACAATTTTACGAATAGAATTATTAATATATGTATTTAATATTGTATTAGTAGGATCTGTAGTTAAAGAGGTTTCTCCCACATCAATTTGATTTTCTAATAAACTTCTAATTGTAGATAATGTACTTCCCATAATTTACTCCTTAAGCATCCATTAATAAAAGATCAAATCCACCAGATATTCCCATATTATTTGTATCAGTATCAGCTGATATCTTTATATCTGTTTTTCCAGTTAATGAATTTTTTGGTAAAATATAATTTCTTGGAACAACGCTTGATCCAGATGTTGAAATAACGAATTCTTCTTTAACTTGAAAAACCTCGTTTTCAGGCCTAACAGATAATCTAACGGTAGAGAAAAGCTCTTTTATTTGTGGTTGCTTATTAAGAAAATAGTTATAACTCATACAGCAAACACCCTATAAGCACTATCTGCTATCCATGTTATTTTAATACTATCTATATCAATTGATTTTAAACTAAATGTCTCTGCTTGTTTTAATCGTATATCTTGACCAAAAGTTATTCCATCATTACTTAAATTAACTGTAAAATCGCCAGGACCATCATTAATGATATATCCATCAACACTATTTCGTATCAGAGTTGCATTTATATCTAAAGTTATAGGGCTATCACCTGTTACAAAGCTTGTATCAACAGAGCCAAAATATATTTTTTTAGGTTGATCATACTGGCCTTGAATTCCAGGCATAATTTATACCTCCTCATCTTTATTTAAATTGATATCTAATTCTTCACATCTTTTTAAATATTCATTTTCGTTATAAAAATACTCTATGTTGTTTAAGCCTGTATCCATCCTCTGGCTTTTATTTACCACCCCGTACGCAAAATATTTTTTTTTGTCATCATAGGTAATAAACCATGTTGTTTTCTCAGGTTTTTTTATTTGTCCCATTATGCCTGTCCTCCATCTGTTATTGTCCATGTATGATCAGCAACTAAGTCAGCCCTTGCCGTTGCTGCTGCACCTGCGGAATATAGACTGCTACCACCATGGAATGTTACTGTGTTTTGTACTGATTGCCCTTCCCATCCTGTTAATATAGAACTGTAATTAACTGTAGATAAAGTTACCCCATTAAACATATTGGATGCATTCGTAATGCTTGTAACATCCCATGAACCTAGATCTTGATCAAAAGAAGAAGCATTTTTAAACATACTTGCTAAACTAGTGGCTGAAGAGATATCCCAACCGGATACATCGTCATTAAAGTTTGTTGCACCATTAAATAAGTTAAAAATATTTATCAATCCTGAAGTATCCCAGCTTTCTATTGATGGAATAGTTGTTATTGACGAACAGTCCCTAAATAATCCATGTAAATTAGTTGTAGTTGATAAATCAAATACATCTGTAGCCGTTATTGTTAAATTTGAACACCCATAGAAAATTGAGTTTTGATCCGCTGGGATGAATGTTCCCCATTGAGAAATCAATAAAAACTTAAGCCTATCTCCACCATTGTTAAATTTTATTCCTGATATTGTTCCATATATACTAACGGTATATGTTGAAGATGATGTAAACTCATGTGTCCATGCTGCATCATCATATGTGGTAATTCTGCTACCCTCTGTAGACTTCCATTCTACAAAACAATCATATGAACCACCTGATACAGTAGGCATTGTGAATTGAGTACTTGTTGATGTTCCTGCATTATCTGTTTTAACATCAAATGTGAATTCATTAATAGATCCCCCGTCCGTAATCGTCCAGGCATGGTCATTTACTAAATTGAACCGCCCCTCTGCTCCATTTGCACTTGAGTATGTTGAATTACCACCATGGAATGTTACTGTGTTTTGAACAGATTGCGACTCCCACTCGTCTAATAATGAGTTGTAGTTAGCTGTAGATAGAGTCACACCATTTAACATATTAGATGCGGCTGTGACGTTTGTAACATCCCATGAACCTAAATCTTGATCGAATAAAGTTGCGCCCGATAACA